ATCAAGAAGATCCAGAATCTACAGTGGTGATTGATGCACCAACTGGAACTGGTAAGTCACTGATTGCAATGTGGAGCTCATATATCTTAAAAGAGATGGGCAAACGTGGCTATCTAGTTACATCAGACCTAGCACTTCAAGATCAGTATGAGAAAGACTTTAAGCGTCTTAATCTAAACTGGCCAAGTATTAGAGGTGTTGACAACTACGAATGTTTTGTCAACGGACTACCTTTTAGTCTTGGTGATTGTAAGATGAAAGGCATGGGTTACGAACAAGCTGAACAACTTTCATGCTACGGCAACTGTACTTATTTACAAAATAGACGCCGTGCAATCGACCAGCCAATCTCATTACTAAACTATTCATTCTGGCTTATTCAGCGTAATTATGTCCAGGCTAGAATGGACGAACAAGAGCGTGAAGCTCCTTTTAAGAAACGTGACTTTGTCTTCTTTGATGAGGCACATAAAGTTGATGAGATTGTACAGAACCATTTTAGCGCGCGTATTGACGAGTCGGTGATTGACCGAGTAGTTTATCTTAACCGGTTTATTAGTCGTCATAATATACCAGCTGAAACTCAGACCAAAAATAGATTACAGTCGGTTGTACATGATCTAATGACAACTAAAGGTCGTGAGCCACTCTTTAAAGCTATTCAAGAATTTAGAGGTATTGCTATTACATACCGAGCTGCACAAGATATTGCTAAGAAGACTGCTAAGAAGCGTTTTGGTCAGAAAACAATACCAAGTGATTGGGCATCCGCATTTACCGCATTCGACCGCCTTAAGGACATCTACTGTAAGTTTGATGACTATGCTGACTTAATCAAAGATGTTGGCTTAGAAGCCATGGTAATTGACCAGCGTGAAGATGAGGCTAGATTTACATGTGTCGAAGAGGCCAAGATGATTCAGAAGTATCTACACGAACAAGCTGGCTTTAAAGTTTTTATGTCAGCGACAATCGGTGACCCAAGAGCTTATGCTAGAATCATGGGCATCAAAGGTGCTCGTTTCATCAGAATGGACAACACGTTCAACTTTGATAAGTCGCCGGTTATTTTTGTCAACCGACATAAGTTGACTTATAGAGAGCGTGAAGCTTCACTGCCAAAGGTGGTCAAGATCCTAGATCAAATCATTAAGAAACACAAGGGCCAACGTGGTATCATCCATACAGGTTCATACCAGTTTACAAACTATATTAAACAACATTCAATGCATACCTTTAGGCTAATGGACTATGAAGGTTCTAAAGAGAAAGCCGAGACGCTTGAGTTGTTTGAGCGGAAAGAAGATGCCATTATCATGGGACCTTCATTACTAGAAGGTCTAGACTTAAAAGACGGTATGAGCAGATTCCAGATCTTCTTTAAAGTACCTTATCCAAGTTTAGCAGATCCACTGATTAAAGCTAAACTTAACGTTTCAAACGACTGGTACAACTGGAAGACTGGTGTTTCGGTAATGCAAGGAGTTGGCCGTAGTGTCAGAAGTGAAGATGACTGGGCGATTACATATGTGATTGACGCTAGTTTTATGAGCTTAATAAATAAACCAGACTTCTTCCCACCTTCATTTAAAGAACGTATTAAGATAGTAAAATAATATATTTATGGGATTTAACAAATTATGGGTGCCGGCAATCGAGGACCTAGAAGAGAGTAAGTGTAAGATGGGTGAACATGAGTTCGGTATGCATTGGCATAAGAGGCTGATGAAGACTGATGCAATCATTGGAGATAGCTCGTCTGTTGAGATGATTAAACAATTTGCAGAAAAGGCATATAATGTTCAGAAAGATAATCAAAAAGATAAAGAATAGTATGTCTACACAAGTTAAAGACAAGCAACAAGAAATCTGGTACGTTTGGACTAAATCCGAACGTGTTGGTGATATTGTACAGCCTGCTGAAGTACAAGACGATGCTAAATGGCTTAAGTTTACAGATGGTACTCAGATCAACAAGAGTATCATTAAAGAATTCTTAATGTCGGCTAAATCTGAGCAAGAGGCTAAGGTTTATTCACTAGACTTAAACCCAATTGGCTCGAGTGTTAATAGCGCTGCTAAACCTGTTGCGGTAAAACAAGATGCACCAAAGCAAGAGCGTAGAATTACCGATGGCAAATCAGCACCAGATCCTGAAATCAACGTGATGATGGAGATGCTGAAGAAGATCAGCAAGAAGAACAAGGCTGCAATGCCAGTTGAGGTTAACATTCCAGCAAAAGAGGTCTATGAAATGCTACAGGATCAGATGGATCTAGAAGCCAGTGAATTAAATAAGCAGATTGGACTACTTGTAGAAAGCCAGATAGATAACCTAAGAGAACAACTTAAAGAACAAATCGAAACTTTTATTTCTAATTATTATACAAATGAGTCAAGAAACAACAAACGAGCAAAATCAAACTCAAGCAACGCCACAGGCACAGATGCCTCTGAATAGACGTCAGAGAAGATACATGATGAAGCAGAACGGAATGCTTAAGTATTTAAGCAAGCTAAGCTTTTTCCACCCAACAAGAGCTGCTATTAGACGGCAGAACATGGAGAACGGGCGTAAAATTCAGGAGGCTAGAATGGATGCTATTGAAAAAGCACAAGCAGAAAGACTTGAAGCTATTTTAAATAGTATGAAACATACTTGGGCTAACATTGGTTACAACGAAAATGAAATCTCTATGCTAGAAGAGGCTTGGGCAATGACAGCTATTAAAGACAAAGAGACTTACCAAACTGACAAGAAGCAGGCTAGAAAGTTAATGAAAGAAGCGGCAAACTTACTCGCTGCTAGAAAAGATAAGTAAATATGATTACAATCAGCATTGAACCTGCTGACAATGGTGTTATTAAGTATATCACAGATGATAACATCAATGGCGGCGGAGAAGAACACGTATCTCGTGTGGTCTATGATCTAGAGGATGATCCTGAGAGAATAAGTCTCGTTAACTTTATTCAGGACTTGATTCTGGATTTAGGTTTAGAAACAGGAACAGAGTTAGATCAACATATGTTGAATGTAAAAACTGAATGGGGCAGTAAGTATAACCCATCGGTAAGGGAAACAAAAGAGAGAATCAAACAGCTAGAAGCTGAGATTGAAAGACTCTCTGTGCAACTAAAGTAATGAATTTTAAGATAGAAGGCGTTTGGTGTAAAACTAGAACGGAGTTTGATAAATTGTATAGGTCTAATGGTCATGACCTTGCGGTCTCGTACTCTGATATTTACAATAGACTGATGAAGAGTGACCCGTATAATGAGGAGCCTTCTGATGTTATCATTACGCTTTATATCCGTAAAATGATTATGAGGGCACTCAACTCTAAAATAGAGAATGAAGCTGATGACTTCTCTATAGCCTATATGTTTAACAACTTAGATCAAGATTCAGTCACCGGTGTTCATGATTTTATGTCTGAGCTCTTTGATTCTGAGATAGAGCTTAATCTAACTGTGATTAACAGATCTGATTACCCAAAGCAGGGCGTCTTAAGTAAATTCGACAATGTAAAATTCATTGACAATGATTAAGCACAAACTTTTTGCAAAAGGTGAAAAGATACATGCATTAATCTCAACTACACAAAAACCAAACGTACTTTTCCCAGTCAGAGCTATCATTTATGACGTCAAGTTTGACGACATCAATCCACAGTATCAGATTAAAGTACTTAAGTTCTACGATCAGATCTACTTTTTAAAACAGAATCTGTTTGGTGGCCGATTCATTAGAGACTTTGAAGGCCACGACACAAAGATCAACCTTAAACGTGAAAACTATTCTAAAGTAAAGACCTTAGAAGATGAGGTCTTTGGCGGCCAGAACTGGCAAAAGTATCTGCTTGTTGTTGACTCTGTCTTTTGCACAAGGACTAGAGCAGAACAAGAAGAACTCTTCAATAACATCCAATCATTTCATATTGAGTTAAAACTGAAAGAACTCTATGAACTGGTTAATCGTACGGTCTATTCTAAAGGCCCATACTATTTCCACACTCGAGGTGAGTATATTAAAGCATTAGAGAGGTTTTTAGGAGATAGATACCCTAAGCAAAAAGACTGGGTAGATGAATTACTCCACAGACCGGACACCTCTGAGATGGATGGCGCCGAATGGGTCTAAGTAGAGCTGGATATATATAAAAAAGAATAGCAACTTAATGGCGTTTAAATTACAATCAACTGTACCTACAATACCTACTTCTTTCATCTACGTTGATGATGAGACTGGTAAAAAAAAGGTGACTAGGTCATTGCTTCCAGAAGAAGATGCTGGTAATCCTCCACAAGCACAAGAGGGCACTCAGCAACATGGTAATACTACCTTTGTTGATGGTAATAGTCAAGGAAGTCTTTATGGTAACACACAGGTTCAGAGTAGAATGTACGACGCTCCAGAAGGTGACTCTAGGGGTAAAGTAGCAGATGGCGGTGGAATCAACAGTGGAACTGCTGTTAGATCTCTTTTTAATAAATGGGCACTTATGTCTTATAAGGGCATGCCAGGCCTGTCTGGAGAGTCTAAAGGTAACGATGTTTCAAGTCGTTATAACCGTGTTGTTAATCAGAATCCTGTTATTCTAGAGCCAACTGCAAGAAATATTGTAACTTATTCTAAAGAGCTTGAATCAATGGCCTTTAAGTACGACTTTTCTGATTTTATACAGGCTGAACACTATGGTCAAATTTCTAATAGCTATCTGATAACGCTAAGACGTTTTTCTTATCCGATTGCAGATGATATTATCAATCCAAAGCAAGTTGGCCCAGACGGTTCGCTAGTTGACTCTAGTCAACCTGATCTAGCAAGAGCTGTTACGTGGATGAGTCCGGCATTAGGTAATGACTTAAAAGAAATTTTAAAGTTTAACACTAAGATTAACTGGCAAGAGATTGAATCTGAGATTCAAACAGTTCAGGGTAACTCTAAAAGCAGAGGTAAGCTTGGAGGCATGATCGACGGTAACCCACTTTTTCAGGCTCTTGAGAACGGTGCTAATGGTTATAGTGCAGATCAAACACAGCGTGCAAACGACAGAGGGGCTGGCTATGATCCTTTAAAAGAAACATATCCGAACACAGTCTTCGGTGCATATAACGTAATTAAAAAGGTTTTAGCTAGAGACAAGGGTATTGAATTTGAACAAGAGTTTAAATTGACATTCCACTATGACTTAAAAGGCTATCTAAATACTAGTCCTAAAGTTGCATTTATGGACACTATGTCTAATATCTTAGCCTTAACCTATAACAATGCTCCTTTCTGGGGTGGTGCCGTTAGGTATACCGGTAGTGGTTCATTAGGTAAACCATTTGGTGACTATGAGAAACTAAAGAGCGGTGACTATGCTGGCTTTTTAAAGGGCGTTGGTAAACAGCTTAGTGATACACTTAGCAATGGATTCAACGATATTAAAGGTGCTTTAGACAGTGGTAATTTAGGCGACTCTAAGATTCTAGATAATATTATTGGTGGTGGTTTGATGAAATTAATGAATGGACCTCAAGGTGGTCAAGTTGTTAACTCACTACTTACTGGAGATCCAACTGGGCAGTGGCACCTAACAATCGGTAACCCAATGAATCCAATTATGATGATTGGTAATCTTGCATGTACTGACTCAGCTGTTTCATTCGAAGGTCCGTTGGGCTATGAAGATTTTCCTTCTAAGATGAAGGTAGAAATTACGCTTAAGCCTGCAAGGCCAAGAGATAAAGGTGAGATTGAGAGTATGTTTAACGCAGGTAGAGGCAGAATGTATCTGCAACCAGATGGTGGTAGAGGCTTAGATGATATTGTAGATGTATCTGCATATGGAAATAAAGATAGAAGGGCACAAGGCTATAATGAGGATTCATTTAGAAAAGTGTCTGATATGTCAGCTGGTTAATTATTATGAATCTTAAGACGTTAATAAATAAAGCTTCGGATCGTGTTAGATTAATACTGACTCAGCCTACAATGATGTTTCGTGATAAGGAGACTATGCTCTTACTAAACGAAGAACACGTGGTTGATGCAGATGAATCTGCTAGACCGGATCTAATAGCACTACAGTACTATGGCAATCAGTCAATGACTGATGTTATCCTGAAGTGGAATGGTATCTCTGATCCATTTGCACTAAACGAAGGTGATATACTAGAGATCCCTGCTGCTAACGTACCTTTCTTTAAGCTAGATCGACCAAAAGAGTTTGAAGAAAACCCAGTCAAACAACAGTTTGTTGATGGTAAACGTTTAAGTAAAAAGGATCAGCGCAGACTTGATGCCTTGAAGAAGAAATACGGCAAAGAAAACCTTTTACCGCCTAATGTTATTCCAGTCGGTAAGAAGAATTACGAATATGTTGGCACTAAAATTGTAATGGGTGCTCAAGTACAAACTGACCCGGTGGTTGATGCTATTAACAGAGATATAGATGAAGGAGACTTAGACATTACCGACTTCGATACTACTGCAATTACGATCGGTGGTGCGAACATTGGTGCCGGGTTTGAAAAGATACCGGGTGGTGCATGGACTTGGGCTAGTACGGCCTGGTTACCTGTTAACCCGGATGTTGCACAAGAAGTTGCAGGCTCACTCTACGGTGAATATGGAGATCCGAACGGTTCTATACAAGGTAGCTTTGAAGGTCAGCTCTATTTTGATAAATTAAGAGACGGTGGCGATGGAAATGGCGCTGGTGGTGGAAATGGCGCTGGTGGTGGAAATGGCACTGGTGGCGGAAATGGCACTGGTGGCGGAAATGGCACTGGTGGCGGAAATGGCACTAGCGGCACTGGTGGCGGAAATGGCACTAGCGGTACTTCAGCAGACGAGTATGGAGATAACCAAAACGATGGCGGAAATGGCACTGGTGGCGGAAATGGCACTGGTGGCGGAAATGGCACTGGTAGTACAGCTCCATGTGGTCAATAATAAATTATGAATCTAGACAATAACATATTAGCGGTCGTTGAACCTGCGATTATGCCAACTCCGATCGAAGTTGAAGGTGTAGGTGAATCTGAAGGTGGTGATAAACAGACTAAGGCGATTGGTGTTGACGTGCCTCTGGTAGTTTTAAATAACTATCAGTTTCAGCAAAAGGACATACAGAGTTTTTTCTTAGACAATTCAGGTGTTTTACCTAGAGTAACTGTTAGAGTTGTTGATGCGAAGAACACGTTTAGCGTTGACTCGTTCCCAAGAGACGGTGACTGTTTAACTATTTTAATGAACAGTAAAAACTCATCTACGTTTAAGAGTATTCACATGGACTTTGACATCGTTAACATTACAACAAAACAGGCAGTTGAAGGCGAGCTAAGTACTATTACAATAGATGGTGTTGCTAAAGTGCCTAGATTTTACAGCGAAGAGTGTAGAAGCTTTGATGCTGCTAGCTCACTAGACCACCTAGAAGAAGTTGCAAGAGATTTAGAACTTGGCCTGGCTACAAATATCGATGCTACCGATGATGTACAGATAAGACTACAGGCTTATACATCAACCCATGATTTTATTAAAGAAACGGTAGACACCTCTTATATTTCAGACGACTCATTTCAAAGGTTTTATATAGATCAATATTATTATCTGACTTATATTGACATTAACCGTGTTTTTAATTCTCCTAATCCACCGTTAGAAGATTTACAGGCTTCATTAGCTTCACTAACAGGCTCTTTAGGGGAAGAGGGTGATTCGGAAGAAGGTGCAGATGATTATGAAGCACCGCTTATGTTAACTAACAAGAAGGAGACTAAGGGTTTTAACCAATTTATCCATAAGTATCAACTTCTTAATAACTCAAGTGAAATTAGTAATCTAAACGGCTATACAAGAGACATCATGATCTATGATAATAATTCTGAAGCTGGTGATAGACTACAAGAGTTTACAATTGAGGCATTGACCTCAGAAGAGCTATTAGACTATGAAGAACCTCTTAAAGGTCGTAGAAATGAAGATCGATACGATACTCATAAAAAGCACAAGTACATTGGTAGACAGGATGTTGGTGAGGGTGACCTAGGTAACGTACACCCTAGTTCTAACTTTTCAAAACTACATCAAGTTCAAAATTTAGCAGAGATTGGAAAATTAAAACTAAAAATAACACTTGACTCTTTTAATCCTTCTATCTATAAATACCAGAAGATACCTGTACTTATATTTGAGTATAAGAAGGAGCGCGTTGAAGCTATTCTAAAACAGAATAAGTTTTTAGAAGAGCAGGGCTTCTCAGATAAAGTAATGGGGCTTGATGCTGCTGTACAGGATGAAGATAACCCAGATGCAAGACCCGACCAGGTTCTTAACAGGTTCTTAAGCGGCTTTTATGTGATTGAGAACATTGACTATAGGTTTAAACTGGCCGGTGGTAAATTAACACAAGAAGTTACCTTGATCAGAAGAGAATGGCCAGGTGGATTAACTAACTATCCTGATTAATAAAATATATAGTACATGGCAGACTTTAAAACAATAAATGAATTTAGAAAGACTACTCAATTAAGGAAGATCAATGAGGATCCTACTTACTTGAGCTTTTTCTTTTTGTTTAACGGTGGTGATAGAGAGCATTCGCCTTTATTATCCGGCCCTGCTGAAGACTATTTAAGAAATGTAGTAGGTGATAACGACCGTGCTGATAGATTAAAGAAGTTTATTGATCTACTAAGAAGGATAAACACCGAACTACCTTGGTTCTGGCAGAGCGTCAGTGGTTTAGAAGCTACTAGACAGTATGGTAACCTTGAAGAACCTTTTTGGGGAGCTGAAAAGCCAAAGATAGAGATTGAATGTTTAGAGAATATTGAACTTACAGGAGCTGCACTTATTGACTTATATAAAAGAGCAGCCTTTGATTTTAATAGATGGATAGAAGTTATACCTGAGAATTTACGTCATTTTGAGATGATGGTGTTTGTGACTGAGGTTAGAACATTTCAACAGAAAAAATCTGATGCTGTAAAAGATTCTAAAGGTAATTATGGCCTCTACGGCGACTCAACCTTAAACGTGTCAGATACTGCAGTTAACACAGAGATGTCAGTTGACGCCAAACCTATTTTTGTAGTTAAGCTTGGACATTGTCAGTTTGACATTGATTCTACAAGTGATCTTTTTGCAGATCTCTCTAAAAATCCTGAGATGGCAAAAACAAAAATAGGTATCTTTTGGAAAACTGTAGAACAAATGAACCAGGTTTACGGCTCTAATCTAAATGCTAATCTTGACAACACGTTAGTTCTAGAAAAGACACCAAGCAACATAGAGCCTAACAATCCATTTAACCCAGACAGTGATGCAAGAAAGATTGGCGTAGATCTTGGAAACAATACTATTAACCCGATCGATAAAATTAAACAGAAAGCTAAGGATAAAGTTAGTGGTGCAATTGAAAACGTGACTAACGTCTTTGATGGTCTACCGGGTGGTGGAGGCAGTCTGGGCAATGCTCACGGAGCTTTCTTAACAGGTACTCTAGGCAATCTTGCTAATTCTGCTACAGAATCTTTATTAGCCAGACTCTTACTAGGTAACGTGCATGGCTTAAATGCAGCATCAACAATACAGGATGCTATTAATACAGCTAGTTTAAATGGTATTTTAAATGCAGCAGGTCAACTTTTCGGTCAACTCAACTTTAATAATACAGGTGCTGGTGGTAATATATCGCCTAAAAGGGTCTATCCAGAAAATGCGATAGATAGTTCACAAGGACCAATTAACGAAAGAATACACGAGCCAGGAGTAGACAGTAGTCCAGATGGCAACTTAAACCAGAACGTACATGAATAACAATGAACTTTATAGAGATAATCTTAGAGATGCGCATTGGCTTGGTGAAGTTGTGGTTAACGAAGACCCACTTCTAAAAGGCAGATGTCGCGTCAAAGTCTTTGGTAAATTTGACCAGTTAACAGACGATGCTATCCCATGGGCAACTCCAATGAATAGGGATGCCGTAGGTTCACATCATGTACCTAGAGTTGGTGATATTGTTGCGGTTCGTTTTGACAATGGTAACATCTACCACCCAGAATACTGGTTTCAAGTAGATCAGAATGATGACCTTAAGACTGATGTTCTTGAGGCCTCAGACGCACCACAGGACGTCATAAGTTTAGTCTATGATGCCGAAAGAAATTTAAGGATATATCACTCACCGGAAGATGGTCTTGTGATTACGCGTGGCTCTGGTGCCAAAGAGAGACCGATGATCCAGATCGACGAAGAGGGTTTTATTAAGATCTCAACTGATGCTAAGATGTTCTTAGACTGTGGTGACATTTTTATTTCAAACGAAGGTGAAGCTGGAGCAGATGAGACTGAACCTGCGGTGCGTGGTCAATCCTTACAAGACTGGTTGCAAAAACTATTAGATGACTACAATACACACATCCACCCAACCGGAGTTGGTCCTAGCGGCCCACCGATGCCGCCAACACCAGTTACCGTTGGAGAACTTACAGCTACTCATATTAACTATCAACAAAAAGGTAAGTAATGCCAGCACTGTGGCCTAAATTCATAACAGACGTTAGTAGTTACATTGCGAACGGCGATGCAAATGCTGGTGGACCAGGAGTTCTAAAGGGTCAAGATCGACCAGGCGCTGAGATTAACGCTAACTTTAACGTTAAAACATATGTACCTCTTGCAACGCCAAGTGGTCGTAGAGACTTCGGTGAAGCCTTAGCCGGCTTCTATCTAGATGCAATTAAGACTGCACAAACACCCCTTGGAGCAACACACACTGAATCACCAGCCGCACAGATCTTTGTTAAAGCATATGGCGAAATCTTTGAGCAGATCTTTAGAAATGGTGAACCTTATTTAGTAGATCAGAAAGACGCAGACGGTAATGTTATCGAACAGGGCAAAGAATCTCTTGAGCCTTATGATGAAATGTCAACTGAGATTCCAGACCCACCGACTGAAGAAGAACTAGAAGCCGAACGTGAGAAGAAGTTCTGCCAGTTCTTAGAAGAAGAGGGCTCAAGACTCTACACCTTCTCTTATTTCAAGTTTCATTGTATTGAGCCCGGCGACACACAGGCTCAGATTGAAGATATGTTTGCGAACAGGCTCTTACAGCAATTTGAGAAGATCAGCAGTCCGAACGAACGCTGGAGTTTCTTTGAATGGGTTTCATCTTTAGGTAAATGGGAATATCAAGGCTTTAACTTTAGTAATGTTAATTTAGGCAGTGGCTTTAGTGCACCTTATATTAACGTACATAGCGATGTTAAAACAGGAATTGCAGCTGCTGGTTATAACTGGCAAACATTGATTGATAACGTTTCAAACAAAGTAAGAAATGCTATTGTTGCTGCACATCCTGTTAATAGTTTTAGCATATTTAGTCCTTTTGGTAATGTTGCAAGTGATGTTTCAAGTATCGATAATATCGAAGCTGCAATTAAAAGAGATGCTGTATACCCTATTCAAAAACCATGGCCCTTTGGAGATGATAGGCCAGAAAAAGAATTAAACCCAAAACGTATCCAAGTTTCTTATAATAGAGAATCTCCTAGTGAAAGACCTAAGATACTAACTGATGCTGTCGTTGCCTTCTTTTCATGGAGGCCAGATGTAAGAGTTTACTTACCGAATTCATATTCAGAGCCATTGGCTGACGGTACACAAAGAATCCTAAGCAGATGGCAGAAAACTCCAGCTTATGTAATATCAACATATGAGGTTACTGAATATAAAAATAACTGGGTTAGAACACCAGATCCACAGTTAAGGGCTTTTAACTCAAGTAGCACATTTGCAGACTTTAAAGCTCTTAGCGGTGGCACTCTATTTGAGTTTGTTAAATGGCAAGGTGAACAGGCTGAAAATAATGCAGCGGCATGTGAAGAAGCACCTGCAGATCTACCGTTTGACTACAGTTGTTATTCAGGTCTATCTATGACTAATGGTCTATTTAATACAGATGATGGTACAGATCCATGGAAGCAACTTGCTTTAGCTACAATAGCATACTGGTATAGCACAACGGTGCAGCCGTTTAAAGTTTCACCTTCCGCACCACCAGCTCTTATTCCAGCACCTCTTGGTGGTATCTACATTCCAATTTATTACGGTAGTGCAAATCGACTTGCAAATAACTTGAGAAGAGCTATGCATATGGGTCAGACTTTTTCACAACTACCAGCAACACAGCCGCCGGCCCTAGCTGTTGCTTCAGCACTTGCAGGTGCATATGCTCTACATTTATTAGAGTTTAAACTAATCTACCTTGGTGGTATACAAACGCTGGTGCCAGTGCCAATGCCTGGTTTTGTGCCCGTGGTTATTTAAGAGAATTAAGCGGATATATAATATGTTACACTTTTAATCTAAAAAATACATGTCAAACAAAAACAAACGTACTCGCATCGGAACGACGGCCGACAGCGAAGTTAAAAGAGAGCAATCTACTCAAAACGTCGAATCAAACAACATTTCAGAGGAGCCAAAAAATGAGCATAGTGAATTCTATGACAAAGACGGCAATTTTATGTGGGAAGCTTACGAAGCTACTTGTGTTTCACATACAAGAAAACCTAATCCACATATTAAAACTAGACCTGGTGATCGGGTTTACTCCCGCGAGCCTTATGCTCAAGAAATGTACAACATGCTGCAGGATTTTGAAATCAACCAGACTATTAAACCAAAGATTAGTATTGGTGAAATTCACGAAGGTGTTGTTTATGCAGTAACCCAAGATACAATTACAGTTGACATTAGTTACAGAGAATTAATCTATGTGAAAGCCGATAAGGAGCCACAGAGCGTTAAAGAACTTACACCAGGTGAAGAAACTGCAGTTTTAATTACTAATACCGATAATGCATTTATTTCAGGTTCAATTTCAGGCGGTGTTAAGCAGAAAGTCTTTATGGATCTTAGAGACGGCGTCGAATCAGGCGATACTGCTTGGGTAGGTCTTGTTAAGAACATGATTGAAAACGGCGGTTACATTGTTGAAGTACAAGGTATTGAATGTTTCATGCCAGGTTCACTTGCGGGCATTAACAAACTTGCAGACTTTGAGTCAATCATCGGCCAAGAACTCTATGTAGTACCAGTATCTTTCTCAGCAGGTAGAGGCACGATAGTTGTTTCACACAGAAAATACTTACAGGCATTAATTCCACAGGAGATTGAGAAAATTAAAGAGAATGCCGGTGAAGAAATCACAGGTAACGTGACTGGAACTGCTAAATACGGTGTCTTCGTTGAATTTAACAGATGTTTGACAGGTATGATTCATAAGAATGATCTAGACCCAGAAACATTCGAGAAGTTTAAGAAGCGTGAAATTATGCCGGCAGATGAAGTTACCTTTAAAGTAAAGGATGTTATCTCGAATACCAAGATTACTCTAACTCAAATCGATAACGTACAAACTAGCCCATGGGATGATATTAACACAAGGTATAAAATTCCAGCTGTTGTTAAGGCTCAAGTAAAAGCCAAGAAAGACTATGGCCTTTTTGTTACAATCGAGGACGGTGTTACTGGACTGCTACACGTTAGTGAATTAGGTGAAGATGTAATGAAAGTCTTTAACCCAGGTGATGAAATCACGGTTAAGATAACTCGAATTGAAGAGGAGACTCAGAAGGTCTTTCTTAAATTACCATAAGCTACATATTTGAGCCGGATATATATCCAAACAAGAATATATCGAGCTCGATGAATAAACTAAGTAGACAGTCTACAAGAGAGTCAATTCTCAATGCAGCCTTAATGGGCATTGAATTTGAATTCTATTCAAAAAAGAACCTAGAAGAAACTCAAAAAATGCTTGAGGATCTTCTAGGTTTACCTATTAGTCTAGAAGAAAAGGCACACTCTGACTTTCAACCAACAGACAAACACTTTAAGATGGAGCCTGATATGTCAGGTGGTTCAGGCTTAATTGAGCTTGTGACTGGTGCGATGCCTTACCGTAATGCTAGAATTGTTATCATTAAGATGTTGGGTTGGATTAGAGAGCATGGTTATACAACAGATAGAGCTTCAATCCACTTAAACATGTCATTTGACAAGAAGTATCTTGAAGATCCGATGATGGTATCAAAGATGAACACTCTTAAGTTTATCTTGGCCTTTAATGAAAAGCAGGTCTATAAATTCTTTCCAAATAGAGAGAACTCGGTTTACGCAAAGTCGATTAAGTTTGTGATGCCAAAGCATGAGGCTGCTCATTTTAGCGCCGAGCATGTTAACCCAATGAACTTTGTATTTCCAGATACTAAATATTATGGTGTTAACTTCTTAAAGAAAGAGAAGAACTACCTAGAGTTTAGGTATATCGGTGGTAAAGATTATGAAGAGAGACAAGATGATATTCTTTACATGGCCGATAGATTTATTCTACAACTATTTAAGGCATGTTCTCAGCCTGAATTTACAGCTGAAGATAAAATTGAGCTTAAATATATCTTAAATAAGAACTTGCCAATTCTTGAGGCTTTAAAAGACCACAGGAACTTAAATAAACACTGGCCTAAGATTAATATATTAGTAGATCTACAAGATGACTACCAAATTATTAAAGTACATTGGGATAGAATTAAGAGAAGAGTATTGGACTTAATTATCCATGGCTCTTTAGAAGAAGGTACTATCAACTACGACTCTGACTTTTCTTCAATTCAAGTTAAAGACGGTAAGATGCCGACTTGTTTCTTGGCTGAAAATTACGAGTTTATCACATCTGAAATTAGAGGTAATCTAATTAACTGTGATTTTTATGCGTGTAAGATAGAGGGTTCAGATCTACAGTATTGTAATTTCTATCAGTCAACTGAGATTAAAGAGTCTAAAATACAGTCTTCATATGTACATGGAAGCTGCAGTGCTGTTAACTGTTATGTTTTCGGTAGAGACGGTATCTTTAAAGGTAAAATGATCGGCGGTATATTTAGAGAGGGCAATGTTGGCCCGTATGCTAGATTTGACGATACGGAAATCGTAGTAAGTAAAAAAATAAATTCATAAAATGAGTGAAATTAGAAGTGGTAATGAAAATGGTTTAACAACCCCTAGAGATTTTAGCAGTGATTGTTTAAACGAGTTTCTAGATGAGATCGGTGATGAGATTACTGGTGCTTGTATGGTACCTGTTAATCTGCCTAAAAAGGAGATCATCAACATTATCAAGAGAGCTAAGAAATGGTTCTACAAGAAATATGAGGACTCTGTAAAGGAGAACTATTATCATATCCCGAAAGAGATTTTTGAGACTGAATATTTTAAGAAGCACAGATGTTTGACTCTGCCAGATGCTGCGGCTGACGGTGCGGGTAAAGTTTATGCTGTTTACGGTGTATATGATCTTGCAAGTGGTTGGAATAACATGGGCGGATCTGATTTAAGATTCCAGTCTGGTGCTGACTTCTCAATCGATAAGATGTTATTTAGAAGAATGTATGATGGTTCAGGGCCAGCGCAAGCTGCTGAAGAATTACAGTATTACGTGCTTAACGCTTCACTTGCCGATCTGTCAAGGCAGATTCTTGAGAATCCGATCTCTTTCCAGTACTCTAGATTGACTGGAGACTTAAAATTTATGGGAGACACTCCGAAGGGTGACGTTATTCTTGAAGTCTACGAGACTATTCCAGACTGTGCACTCTACGATGATGAGATCTTCTTTAGATATATTAGTGCTAAAATTAAACAGTCGCTTGGTGCCAAATTAGGTATCTTTAAATTTGCTTTACCTGGTAATGTAGACTTTGATTATGATGCAATTAAATCAATGGGCGACGAGGAGCTTGAGAAGATTGAAGAAGAAATCAAGGGCGATGAAGGCGTGGACTGGATGTTCCATAGCTAAAAGAGATACATATAAATATGGAATTGTACGTTAAATATGTTGGAGACCCTAATTATGACCCGAATCAGGTGCATATTGAGAATGAGATTCAACAGCTGATTACTCAGATTGAAACCACGCTCTTTACAAATAGGGCTGAGGTTTTAGGTAGCCCAGATTTTGGCTGCAACTTAGAGGATATGATCTATTCGCTAGGTTTAAACGAGCAACAGATTAAGACTACAATTGAAAGTCAGATAAGGTCATATTGCCCGCTGGCTGCAAAATATAATGTAGAGACTAAAATTAGCTTTTTAAGAGGTAATGTTAGAGATATTGCATACGTTGACATTACGATTGATAGTAAGTATCTAGTACAGGTCTACGTAAATTAAATAAACACAAAGGATGGCAGATCTTAAATTTTTAAATAAACTTAGAGTAACAGGCACTCAGATTAAACAGGATGCTAGAACTTATGTTTCTAGGATATACAATCGTGCTGGCACGTTGTTTACTGAGGCTTCACCTTTTGCGCAGATTTTAGGTGTGATGTCTGAAATGAGTGAACTTATTATGTTCTATCTAGAAGACTCTCTAGTAGAACAGAACATCTATACGGCGCAACAGGCCGAGTCTATTTATGGTATGTCAAGACTTACGGGCCATGATGCAACTAGAGGCTTTGCTGCTTTTGGTGAAGTTAGCTTTAGATGGAAGCCAGGTGCGGACTTCTCTAAGATAGCAGGTACTGGTCTGACGTTTGATGGCAGAGCCGTACTTAAGTTTGACTCTAACGGTTTAAAATATACGGTACAAACTTCACGAGATACTTTTAGAGTAGAGAAGAGTAATAAGAATCCTTTTACATGTGAAATCATTCAAGGTGAGTATGAGATTCAGACTCTAACCGGAAC